CGTGAAGGGCTTGTATGGGGTAGTAAAATAGCGACGGTTATTTCCTGCCGGGGAAAGGGGTGCAGGGGAAAACAGAGGGCGGCCAAGCAAGGCCACGGAAAGCAGAGACTAAGACAGGCCGCCCGGCGTTGTCCCTTGCAAGCGTTCCCTTTTCGTTTGTCTACCCAGAAAGAAGAAAATTCTATCCACCTACCGAAAGCAGAACCTTCCGGGAAATGCAGAAAGGCAGAGTATGGGCACAAAATCTTTTCAACGTGAGCGCCGCTTCCTGTGCGGCACAAGTAAGAACGCCGCAAATTACCAGGAAGTCGAAATTTACCCCATGAACGGAACGGAGCAAAGCCGAACGCTGGACCAGGAACTGGCGCGGGCTGCCGACTTGCGCAGATCGTCGAAGGCGCAGCAGAACCAAAACGCCAAGAACGCCCGGCGGCTGTTCCGCCAGCTGGTAAATACCAACTTCACCGAGGAAGACACCCACACAACGCAGACCTATGCGCCAGAGTATCGCCCGGAAACCGAAGAACAGGCGTGGGCGGACTTTCGGAACTTCTACCGCCACATAAAAGAGAAATGCAGGGCGCGGGGGTTGCCGAAGCCGGAATGCCTGGCCGTAATGGAGTGGGCAGAGGAAAACCCAGACACCGGGCAAAAAGCCGTTGCCCCACACTTCCACACAATTTTGCGGTGCGAGTTGACCCGCGACGAAATAGAAAGCTGCTGGCACCGCAAGGGCGTGCGCCTGGGCCGCGTGAACACTGACCGCCTGCAAATGGACAAGAACAGCCTGGAAGCCCTGGCAAACTATATGCTGAAATACCCGAAGCGAAAGCACCGATATTTCCGAAGCCGAGGAATCAAAAACCCGATAACACCGCCCCCGGCGGACGGGAAATGGACGCGCCGCCAAGTGCAAAAAATCTGCACCGACGGGCGGCTGTACGACCCGGAATTCTGGGCGAAAAAATACCCCGGCTGGGACTTGAACGAAGCCGGCGCAAGCTATAACGAATTCATGGGCTGGCACATAAGCCTAAAACTTCGACGAAGGGGGCCGTTCCGTGGGAATCGACATTGAACGCCTGGGGCCTGCTGCACAAAAGCAGGTGCGCGAAGAATTGGAACGCAGACGCAGGGCGGCAGCTGCCAAGGACAGGCAGCAGAAGGCCAGGGACGGCCCGGCGCTTCGGCCCGGCGGGTCTGATCGTGGCAGCGCACTGGAAGAAGAATACTACCGGGCATATATATGGCCCAAAGAACTGGCCGGAACCGTGGCGAACGTGGAACGGCACAAGAAATTTGAACTTCTGCCGAAAGGCGATTATTGCGGCCTGCACCTGCCCGCTGCACACTACACGCCGGATTTTGTAATCGAATACGCAAACGGCACTGTGGAAGTTGTCGAGGTAAAGCACGAAGCAATCCGCGCCTTGCAGGGGTCCTATGTGTACCGACGCCGCCTTTTTATCGAGAAGTACGCCCGGCCAAATGGTTGGATATTCACCGAGTACATAAAACACGAAGGAAGGAAATGCAATGAATGATTTACAAAAGGCTTTAAGCCTTATCGAAGCACAGCAGAAGAAAGCCGGAGCAGGAACGCCCGCCTGGTGTGTAGGCCAGCAGCTTGCCGACATTTTGAACGGCCAGCCTGCCGCCGCGCAGATCGTTGCCGAAGACCTGGGAACCACGGGCATGGGGATTGCAGACTGCGAAAAGAAAATCGCGGATTTTGCCAGCAAGAACCGCATGGGCAATGTGGGCTTCTGCGGCCCTGCGGACGCTGACCGCATTATCCGGGAATTTTACGGAATCCCGAAATTGGAAATTGTCACCGCCAAAACACAGGCGGCCCCGGCGGAACACCGCCGCAAGGCAATCCGCCTTGAAGATTTTCTATAAGGAGGCGCGAATATGGACATACTGGCAGCATTGCCGAAAACGCCGGGAACGGCCCCGGAAACGCTGTGGGCGTGGCTGAAACGCAACGGGAAAGTACACCCGCAAGAACTGATTCGATACAAAACCACAAAGCTGGCCGACCCCCTAACGGGCATACGGGAAAAATATGCAGCCTGCGCCTGCACGGCCTGCGGGTCATCGTGGCATACAACAATAGCATTACCGGGCGCGGGCGGCACATACCCGTACTTTGACACAGAAGAAGGGCTGCGCCGCAACGGTGAAACAATGCACTGCCCGAACTGCGGCACGGCGGCGCTGGTGGCACACGAAAAGCGCCTTGACCGCTGGCCCATCGTAAAGAAGGCATACCCATGGGAAATCCGCAAAGCGGGCGGCTGTGTTATGTTTATCTGCTGGGCCGTAATTCACGAAACCGGCTACGACTGGGAAAGCACAATCGCGGAGCAGCGCAACGCCTATGTTATCGACCCCGGCGGGCACTGGCACCGATTCACAGCAATGGACCGCAGCGGCTATTCCAGTATGTCAACCATGTATTATACGGGCTGCTGGTACGAAATGGCCCGCTTCCAGGTTGCCGACGGCAATTTTTCGGCAATCCTTCCGCACCCTGCCGACGTGTACGAGGGTACACCGCTGGAAAACGCGAAGCTGGAACTGCTGGAAGAACAGGCGCAGGGCATTGACCTGCTGCACTATGCCCGGATATATATGCGGCACCCGGAAATTGAAAACATTGCCCGCAACAGCCCGGCGCTGTGCGCGGCACTGGTGGGCTTGACCGCTAGCCAAAACGGCGGCCTGTCCGTCACCGGCCTGGACTGGGTAAACTGGAAGGCGAAGAAGCCGCACGAAGCCTTGTACATGAGCAAACCGGAATACAAGACCGCCAGCAAAGCCCAAGGCCGCAGAGCGTGGGACATTGGGGTGCGGCAACACGCCGTTGCCGTCTGCCTGCGCAACGGGGCACCCAGGGAGTACGCCGACGCGCTGGGCGGCGAAGGGGTGGCCTTTGCGGACAAGTACAAGAACCTTTGGACTGTGCAGCACTTCGGCCTGGTGCGCGTATGGAACTACATACGGAAGCAACAAGAGAGTGCCCACAAAATTCACAGCATAGGCGGCACGGTGGGCTTTTGTGTGGACTACTGGAAAGACGCGGAACGCGCGGGCCTTGACCTTAAAAGCGAAGTTGTGGCCTTCCCGCACAGCGTAACCGAAGCCCAGGCCAGGGCAACGGCTGCAATCCGTTACAGGGAAGACGCAGCCCTGCGCGGCAAATTCGAGAAAATGGCAAAGCGCCTGCAAGCACTGCGCTGGGAATACATGGGCCTTATTATCACCCCGGCGGAATCCGAAGAACAGCTGATCCTTGAAGGCAAGGCGCTGGGCCATTGCGTCGGCGGCTATGGCAAGGCGCATTGCAGCGGCGAAAGCATTTTCTTTATCCGACACACCGAAAGCCCAAGAGAATCCTATTTCACGTTGCAGCTGGACACGGCCACGGGTAAGGTTTTGCAGAACCGTGGCCGGCACAACTGCGCAAGAACCCCGGAAGTGGAAGCGTTTGAACAGGCATGGCTTTGCCAAGTCGTCAAGCCATGGCTGGACCACAAACAGAAGACCGTAAATCCGAACCACGCCAAGACGGCGGCAGCGTAACAGGAGGAACAGACAATGGAAGACACGAAGCAGCTTACCCTTATGGGGAATGAAACGCCGGAACAGGCGGAAGCCATCGGCCTGCATTATGAGATTGTGAGCGCCGCCCAGGCTGCCGCCAGCAGCCTGCTTGACCTGGGCCGCAAACTAAAGCGTATGCGCGACAGCGGCAAATATAAGGCGCTGGGCTTTGAGACCTTCGGAGACTACACAGAGCAGGCCGTCCACATTCGCCAGCGCCAGGCTTATACTTACATCAGCGTTGTGGAGAAGCTACCCGCGCAGCTTATTGAAGAAAACGCGGCGGCGGGCGTTACGAAGCTGGCACTGCTGGCAAAACTGGGACCGCAGGACCGGGAAGAAGTGGCCGGAGACCTGGCAAATATCACCGTTACCGAGTTGCAAAAGCTGATTGACGAAAAGAACGACATGGCCGAGCAGCTTTCTCTTCTGTCCGCACCGCCTGCCGCCGAAGCGGAAGCCCATGAAGTTGACGTTGAAGCCGAATTGAAAAAGGCCGCCGACCAGGCCCGCGCTGAAGCCGAAGCCAAAGCGGCGGCAGACCTGGAAGCCCTGCGGGAACAGCACCGCAGGGCACTGGAAGAAGCTGAAGCCAAACAGGAAGAACGACTCCAGGCCGCCCGGCGGGAAGCTGAAAAGGCCGCCGCCGAGAAAATCCGCCAAGCCAAGCGGGACGCAGAAGCCGACGCGGTAAGGCGTGAAGCAGAAGCCGCAGACAAGGCCCGCAAGGCAGCTGAACGAGAGCAGAAAGAAAGAGACCGCGCCGAACTGGAAAAGGCCCAGCAGATTGCCGCAGAAGCCCAGGAAAAGGCCGACACGCTGCAAAAGAAATTAGGAATTCAGCAAAGCCCGGCGGGCGCAAAGTTTGCCTTGCTTTTTGAGGACGTGCAGCAGAAAGCGGCGGCAATTATGGACCTGGCCGACGAAATGCGCGACAGCGGGCAGCAGGAACTTGCGGACAAATTCACCGGCGCGCTGGCAAAAGCGCTGAAAGAACTAATTAAGCAGGTCGAGTAACATTTTCACCACAAAAGCGCGAAAGGAGAAGAAAAAATGACGACCGATACAATCTGGTTCCGGTGCGCAATGATGGCCTATATTTTTATTGCCTTGCCGATAATTCCGCTTGTCGGGGCATTTGTGATTGCGATTGTTTCAAGCCTTGCCGTTGGAGTATATCAGCGTGCCGTAAAACATATCCGGGTTATAACCTGCGCGAAGTGCAAATACTGGGCAACTGTTGATTGCCCACTGTATGGGGAAAATACCGCTGACGACTTCTGCAGCAAAGCAGAAAAATGGGGGAAATAACACCGATGTTTTACACATTGTATCAAGCATTTGTAGGTAGTTTTGAAAGCACAATGAGGTTTGCGGCTATATTAACCGGGGCCGTGGCCGCTGTGGCCGTTGTCCTGCTGGCAGCCTGGTTAATTATGCGCACACTGGGCAGGCTGGCCGCTATGGCCTTCGACAGCGCAACCGCGACGCTGGCAAGGATGTGGAACCGGACGGGCTACAAACCGAAAACCAAATGGGGGCGGGTAATCGCCGCAGGGGGACAAACAGGTGGAGAGCGCAAAGAAAAAAGAGATCCTGAACAGCTACCTTGAAGCGTCGAAAGAATGGCGCTACTGGAAGGGCGAAACCGAACGGCTTATGGCAGCGGCCACCGGCGCTTCCCCTTCCCTATCGGGTATGCCGCACGGCGGCAGTACAGGCACAAGCAAGGTTGAACTTGCCGCTGAATCCCTGGAAGACGCGCGCCGGGAACTGGCCGCAGCTGTCGACGCAATGAACAAGGCGCGCCGCCAAGTGCAGGCCGTTATCAAAACCGCGCCGACGGCAGACCAGCGCATTGTCCTGCGCCGCCGCTATATTAACGGCATGAACTGGGAACAGATTGCGGAAGCCTGCGGGAAGTCACGGCAATGGGCCACAATGACCCACGGCGAGGCTTTGAAAAAAATATTTTTGAAAAGCTAAAACCCGCACAACGGTGCGGAAAACGCGACTTTTTATTTGTCAAAAGTTTACAAAACTTTACATTACTTGCTTTTTGTTTACATTCGGTCTGTGATATATTCAAACTGCAAAAGCCAGGCGGGAAAGCCTGGCTTTTTCTATACCCAGAAAAGGAAGAAGGCGGGTCGCATGAAGAACGCCAAAAAAGAGAAAGAGGAAGAAAAGCGCTGCGCCGCCTGTGTGTGGCGCGACAGGAAAACGGCAACACCCCTTTGCGCACTGCCGCACTGCATATACGAGGAACGAAAACCCCGGCGGGACAAGGTGAAACGCTATGGCGAAGTATAACCCGGATTCGTGGCCCGCTGTATGGGTTTTGCAGTTGATTGCAAACGGCAACCTGCACAGCTTCTACACAAGCCGCGAATGGAAACGCCTGCGGCGGGAAGTGTTAAAACACC